GATGATTTCTGAAGTGCTTCGTAAGGCACACAATGCTAAAACAAAAGCTCAGAAGATAAAAATCCTGCAGGATAATAACACACAGACTTTAAGGTCAATATTCATTATGAATTATGACGACAGTTTGGTGTCCAGAATTCCCCCAGGTGATGTCCCTTATACACCTAACGAAGCACCTAAGGGCACAGAGCATACTCTTCTCGAGAAAGAAGGCAAGAAACTATACTACTACTTTAAAGGTGGAGCAGACAATCTGCCTGCCCTAAAGATTGAGTCTATGTTTATTGCACTACTAGAAGGACTACATGCTGACGAGGCACAAGTTGTTATCTCAGCAATAAATAAAGACCTTCACAAAAAGTATCGGATTACCAAAGCGGTTGTGGAAGAAGCATTTCCATCAATCAAGTGGGGTAATAGAGGCAGGAAATAGTGAAGACACTCGCTACTGATTGTCTCATAGAGGCAGCAAACGACCCCTCCTTACCTTATACTGCATACCTTGTAGAGTATGTTGCACCTGATGGTCATACAAAGTATGATATAGTTATGTGTATCAAACAATCTGAGATATTCGATGCTTACTATGATAAGTATGGAAAAGGATTGAAGGCGATTACACAAACAGCAGGAAAGATTAATCCAAAAATATGGCAAGACCCCAAAGAGAAGAAAGCCAAAAAAGGCAAAAAATAATGGCAAACGATTACGTATTCTTTGACCCTCGTAAGAAAGCACAACAAGAAGCACAAGACGAGAAGGTACTCACTGAAAAAGAGGAGGAGAGACTTCGTAATGTAAAGATGGGAGAGCAAGCAGTTAAAACTATTGCTGACTTCACTGTTAAACCATTCGTATTAATGTTGGTATGGAATATGACACTACCAACATTCGGAATTGCAACCATAGGATACTTTGGTGCAGTTGGACTTTATGTAATCGCAAGAATTTTATTTAAGCATGACTAAAGTATGTTTAATTTCTGTGACACCTGACGCAGAGAAAACTATGGGTTACGTTGCTCGTGTGAGTAACCCAAAGAATCAAGACAACCCATCTGTAGAAGGACTCTTAAGTTACTGCATCAAACACAACCACTGGTCTGTATTTGAGCAGGCATTCATGACACTTGAGATTAATACCACACGTGCTATCGCAGCACAGGTATTGAGACACAGAAGTTTTACATTCCAAGAATTTTCTCAACGCTATGCTGACGCAGGGATGTTAGGTGACATTCCTGTCCCCGATTTGCGTCGTCAAGATACTAAAAATAGGCAGAATAGTATCGATGATATTGACCCTATTGTAAAAGCAAAGTTTGATGCTAAAATAGAAGAGCACTTCTTTCAAGCACAACATATCTACACTGAAATGTTAGACGAAGGAATTGCTAAAGAGTGTGCTAGAATGGTCTTGCCTTTAGCAACTCCAACCAGAATTTACATGAGTGGTAGTGTCCGTAGTTGGATACACTACATCGAATTGCGGTCAGCAAATGGCACGCAGAAAGAACACATGGACATCGCTAACCTATGCAGAGAGCATCTTATCTGTCAGTTTCCAATCGTTGCTAAGGCAATGGGATGGTGTGCTGAGAAAGGAGATTGTAACTGTGATGACAACGATGAATACTGGAATGACTTACAACCCTGTCTAAAAATATTATGATAACACCCCTTAACTTAGACCCAGACATTACATTCCCAATATCAATAGCAGTAATCACAATACTGTTAGCAGGGTATGGATTGTATAAAGGATTCTTTGCAAACAAAGGGTTAACTGATCCATGGGACGACCACGATGACTAATTCAGCAAAACTGCTCAAGAAAAGATACCAGATTAAATCTAGGTTTTATTATATTTTCTGGGGCATCGCTACAATATCTGTTGTAGCAGGACAAATCTATGTTGGTACAGGTTACCGACAAATGGCAAACACAGTAGAGGACTTTAGAAATGCCTACATATCCCGTAATAAATACTAAGACTGGGGAGAAACAAGAGCTTCTCATGTCTATGAAAAAGTATGATGAGTGGAGGAAAGAGAATCCCGATTGGGATAAAGACTGGTCTGCAGGGACTGGTGGTGTTGCCTACGGTGACCCTAAACAATCTGATGGATTCAAAGAAGTAATGCAGAAGATTCAATCAGACCATCCACGAGCGAACTTGAGTCGCTATACCTAAATTATGCCCGCTAAAAAGAAAAACGGTAACGGTAACGGAGCATTCTCCCAATATTCTGTTAAGCAGATGAAGAGAAGAAAACCTATTAACCTTGAGCACCTTAAAGTAATTGAGCCACTAACACCTAATCAGGAGTTAGTCTTTGATGCATATGATAAAGGACAAAACCTTGTCCTACATGGTGCAGCAGGTACAGGTAAAACTTTTATCAGTTTATACCTAGCAATCCAACAGGTATTAGAACCTTCCTCACCATATGAAAAAGTTTATATGGTCAGGTCTCTTGTGCCTACGAGAGAGATTGGTTTCCTCCCAGGTGACCATGAGGATAAGTCAAACTTATATCAGATACCATATAAAAACATGGTAAAGTTTATGTTTGAAATGCCTGATGACAATGCATTTGAATCACTCTATGCCAACCTAAGAAACCAAGAGACTATTTCATTCTGGTCTACATCATTCATACGTGGTACTACATTAGACAACTGTATTATTATAGTGGATGAGTTTAGTAACTTGAATTTTCATGAGTTAGATAGTATAATAACAAGAGTGGGTCAGAATTCTAGAATTATATTCTCAGGAGACTACGCACAATCTGATTTAGCAAAGAGTAATGAGAAGAATGGAGTCTTAGACTTCCTCAAAATTCTACAGACAATGCCTTCATTCACATGCACTGAGTTTGGTATCGATGATATCGTTAGGTCTGGTCTCGTTAAGGAATACCTTATCAGTAAAATTAATATGGGATTTAGTTAATGTTTAATTATGTGGGCAATCCTCCTGAGTTAGAGGAATTAGAAAGTAAAACTCTAAATCATGGACGTTTCTATAAACTAGATGACGTTTGGGTACCTAGTGTGACAACTGTAGTAGGTCATCAATCCAAGCAAGGGATACTTGACTGGGAGAATCGAATCGGTTATACTGAAGCGGAGAAGATAAGACGTGCTGCTGCATGGCGAGGCACTAAATATCATTCTATTGTTGAATACTATTTAAGAAATGAATCTGAGAAAGTTAAGGAGAGCAAGGGTCTTGCCAAGTACCTTTTTGGGGCTAGTCGTGAGGTTCTTAATCGTATTTCTAATATTCATGCTCTTGAAACCCCTCTTTATTCTCGCAATCTCTATCTGGCTGGTCGCGTTGATTGCATTGCTGAGTTTGATAACGAGTTAGCAATCATTGACTTTAAAACTACTGGCACATTAAAGAAAGAGAAATACCTAGAGAAATACTTCGTGCAAGAAGCAGCATATGCTTACATGTATTGGGAGTTAACTGGTATAGAGGTTGATAAACTTGTCACTATATCTGTTGCAGAAGATGGACAGACACAGGTGGTTGAGAAGTATGACAAAGTCCCTTACATCAATACCCTCATTGATTGGATAAAAGATTACAGGTATTACACTGAGGGATTATCATCATGAAAGAAATTGAAGAAAAATTTATGACTCAGGGTAAGTTTACCGCTCTTGTTGAGAATCGTGTTAAAGATAGCAGTGGTCTCATCAATTACATTGAAGCAGTTACATCCATATGTGAAGAGTTAGAGATAGATGTCACTACAGTTAAGAAGTTGATATCTAAACCACTCAAAGATAAAATACAATGGGATGCAGCAAGATTAAATTATATTAAACGTACAAGTAAAGCAGTTTTAAACCTATGAATTCCGACGAAAGTTTCTTTGAATCCGATGTAGTGCAGCAAGAATTAACTGACATACAGGAGACATATACACAACTACTAAAAATATCAGCAGGACTTGCTGAATTTTCTCCTAAGGAGAGACTAGAGCACATAGAAAAGACACTCGAGTTGATTGCAAAACAAAAAGTATTTTACTCACGTCTTGCTCTTGCTTCACATAATATATCAGGAGATGATAACGATGAAGAAGCAAGTTTTGTTAAAGAAAAGATAGATACTTTATCTGCACAGTATTCGGGAGGACTAAATCTCATGCTGATACTACAACAGATGGAAGATAAACTCAGAGCTTGGAGAAAAGAATTAAAAGATGCCGAATCCTAATCAACTATACGAAGACGCTGAGAAACTCAATGACCTATTCGAGGAGTTGCTATGGGATGCAGACGATGAATTGTTGTTTACTCATGATGGAGAGAAGATAATCATATATAACACCTCGAAACAAGGGGTTGACAACTCCTAAATAATATGTCATCATAATACGGTGGCAAATACAACAAAACAAAAACCACAACGGAGAAATACAAATGTCATTCGCATCGCTTAAGAAAAAGTCTGGAAGTTTTGACAAGCTTACCAAACAGATTGAGAAGATGTCTAAACCTCAGGGCGCAGGACCTGATGAGAGACTCTGGAAACCTGGGGTCGATAAGTCTGGAAACGGTTACGCAGTAGTCCGATTCCTTCCTGAGCCAGACGGTGAAGACCTACCATGGGCACAAGTTTGGAGTCACGCATTCCAAGGTGCAGGCGGTTGGTATATTGAGAATTCACTTACAACATTGGGACAAAAAGACCCTGTTGGTGAGTTGAATCGCACTCTTTGGAATTCTGGTCTTGACCAAGACAAAGAGACTGCTCGTAAACAGAAGAGGAAACTCTCTTACTACAGCAACATCTATGTCATTAAAGACCAACTCAACCCAGATAATGAAGGAAAGGTCTTCCTATACAAGTATGGCAAGAAGATACACGATAAGATTGTGAGTTCTATGCAACCTCAATTCGAGGATGAAGAACCTATCAACCCATTTGATATGTGGAAAGGTGCGGACTTCCGTATCAAGATACAAACAATCGGTGGGTATTGGAATTATGATAAGTCTGATTTTGCACCTGTGTCCACACTTGGAGGTTTTGAGGACGCTAAGTTGGAGGAAATTTGGAAGTCACAACACTCTCTCAAAGAGTTTACTGACCCTGCCAACTTTAAATCATATGAGCAACTAGAGGAGAGACTCAACACTGTGTTGAATAAGTCTGCTCGTGCTACTGTCCGCTCATTTGATGGAGAAGAAAATGAAGCAGTGTACGCTGAAGAAACTGTCACACAAACTCCCACACCGAGTGGATTTGGTGATAAAGTTAAAGAGTTAAGTCAGACTCCAACAAGTCCTGACCTTGATTACTTTGCATCACTAGCTGAAAACGACTAATGAAAATACTGGTTGCTCTACTCGCATCTCTAACTGTTGCACCCGCAGCAGAGGCACTTACTTGGAAGGAATTCTGGGAGCCATTTGTCGAGTATGGCAACCATTATCATTATGAAGTGCATCACTTCGACGACCATCATCATCACCATCGAGGTCCCTACTACGGAAAACCTCATAGATGTTGGAAAGAAAAACTTTTCAAAGAAAAGATATGGATACCAGGCTACTGGTATGATGGGCATTGGATAAGTGGACACTACAACGTCCGCACTACTATAAAGAAAGTCCCCTACGATTGTAGGCACTAGACCCATATATTATTTGACTTTCAGTTTAAAAAAAGGTCGAAAAAAAACTCGGGGCAAAAATTGCCCTGTAGGGTTTTTCATAAAATTATCATGACACACTACAAACCGTATTCACCAGAATGGCATAGATATCGCTATCTTAAAGAATCGCTCGATAAATACTTTGACGAGTATGTCGAGAATGAAGTCATTCTTGCTGATATACATGATATTCTACAAACTCGCTCAGATGCTGCAAAAGCAGAATTCGAGAAAGTTAGTGAATTGAATGCAAAACTAAAATAGAGTTAAAATGCTATCAACCCAATATCGCTTGCGACTTGAAAAAGTCTGCAAACTTATTGCTCAAGGAAAAGAAGTAGATTTGACAGAGATGATATGGGCACAAAAATTAGCACAGAAACATACTACTGCTGCAACGTGGATGAGACAAGCACGTCAGAAAGCAGCAAATCCTGATATAAGGGATGGTAGCACAGATGATTTTCTGAATAAGATGGGATTAGGCGAACCCGACCCATCTGACCAGAGGACAGGGTTCGACAGTGCCGATGATATCGGTGACTGGTTTAACCGCAAAAAACCTGATGATTGGAGACAACGTGACTAAACCTGTAGAAAACTACGAGCAACTAATTCAGCGTTTTACAAAACGCACAATGCAACTCACTGCCAGACAAGATGAAATAAAAGGTTGGTATGAAGAGTATGTTAAAAACGAAAATGACCTAAAACGTCTAGAAGGGTCAATGCAAGCAATACAATATGTTGCTTATGGCAAGATGCCTGGGGACGGTAATCATGATAAGTTTAAAGACCATAAACCAGACTACGGTAAAATTCCTGAGAGGTATTAATGCTATCATTCCTATTTTCAATGGCA